GTCACAACCTACTACATAGTTATGTCTTTGAATTGGTCTTCCTTGTTCTAACTCACCCCACCATGATAGTATACTATTCTCTCCACCATACACAAATACTGTTTCGCCTATATAACCATCGTTATCAAATGTATATTCTATATCACCAGTATAGTATGGTTTTATAGCTGCATCTCTTAGGTGTTCAATTAACCCATACTTAAAGAATAGGTCGGTAGAACCAGATTCAATACAGAGCAAGTTCTGAGCTTTCCCACGTGGTGTCAACACCCTTACTTTCTCTTCATTGTCAAGCCACTGGGTACGTGGCATGCCAAAGTTGCTAATACCGCCATCAGCTATAAAGATAGCTTTTAGTTTATCAGGTAATGCTCCGTAGTCTACCCTGAATGGCTTTGTATTAGCAAATGTTTCGGGTATTTTAATCATTATAGTGAATTTCTCTATGGCAGTTTGCACAAACAAGAATACATTTATCTAATTCTTTAAGAGCAACTTTATGAGTTGCAAGGGCTATTTGTTTTTCTTTATCTCCAATAGCATGATGAAAGTCTAATGCTGCAATACACTTATTATAACCACAAATCTGGCATTCACCACCCTTTAAATTAATATACTCTAGTTTGTGTTTTCTATGTCTTTTATTCTGTGCTATATTGTGTTTTGGTTTATTATCCCTATACCAATTTATAGAGTTATCATATGCACACTTTTTGCACCAACGACCATGCTTATCTTTTGTTTGTTTATCTTTATAAAACTCAGTTATTGGTTTTATAGTTTTACATTTAGTACATTTTTTAGTTAAGATAGGAACCATAATTCAATACCTCTGGATAATTTTCTTTATACCATTCAGTATCATATAGTACTATTTCATTTTCTTTTGGTGAATCATATAAACCAACCCCCTGTAGAGGATTGTCATAGAACGAGAGTTCAATAACTTTATCTGGGTTCTCAATCATCAATTTGCTATAAGCGTGGGCTGCACCCCAAGGCCCAGTTGTACTATTAAAAATTGAAGTGGGGCAAGTATCAGCTAGGTTCTCAATAATCCATTGACAAGGCGTTGGTTCTATTTGTGCAGCTTCATCTACCAACGTGGCTCTACCACGAAAACCCTTACCAAATCCTATTGATGTTGAATCACCTTTAAATGCTGCTCCGTTACTTAAACTTTGTAGAAATAGATTTTTCTTAAATACTTTAGGTTTAAGATACTCAGGTAAAGTATTAAGCATATATAAAAGTTTGAAAAAGAGAGTTTCTTCTGAGCCTAATAACCTACCATCTTTTATTTCAGAACCATCATCAACTAAGTTTTCTTTACGAGAACCTAACAAAAACTTCTCATCATCATTAATAAGAAAGTACAGTAAGAACGTACCAAGAATAATATAAGTAGCTCCCTGTTTTCTTGACTTACGAGCAAATAAATCCGAACCGTTTCTAAGTGCATTACTAATACTAGTAACAGCTTTAACTTGATGGGGCCAAAGGTTAAAAGGTAAGTCTTTATTCCCTAACTGGCTATTGAACGTCCACAAACTTGTGTTAAAGAAAATACATGGATTAAGATAACAGTTTGCTAGATAATTAGCTGTGGCTGATTTATCACCACATAAATAACTATGTAAATCTATTCTAAACTTTATATTCTCTTGTAACTCTGTAGGTATAGAGTCAAAGAATGTATTTGGGTCTCTAGATATTTGACTATATTCAGAACTATTCATTGATTACTTTAGATTCAATAACTTTAGTAGGGTTAGTCTCAAGGAGACGTCCAGCCAGTCTTTCTATTTGCTCGGAAACTAATTCGCCAGTAATCGTTACGTTAAGATTACGATTCTCAATTTCAAGCTTCTGCCTACTCTTCCAATTCTCTTCATTTCCTAGACCAAGCTGACTAGATAGGTTACAAAGTAAGAAGATCAGCAGATTATTATTAGCTGCTTGGTGGTTATCAAACTCTGTTTCCTCAGTTTTTGTTATATTTCCTTCTGCATCCTTGATTATCCTAGTTTTCTTAGTTTTGTAGTCATATCCTGCAGCTTCCAGCATAGACTTAGCTACCAACCGCTTGACCTGATTGTGCTTACCATCAGTACATGCAGTCTTAAACTGCGGAAATGCGTGTTTCCATGCCTTAATGCCCTGAACACTAATACCAAGCATGTATGCTAGATCATCTTCAGTAAAATCAGAAGCTACCATCCGTGAAGCTATCTCAGCATACTCAGGTTTGTACTTCTTTACCCAGTAATTATAAGGCCTACGTGTAGTTTTTGGCCTTGGTGTATCTCTTATGATTATCTTTTCTTCTTCCATAGTAAAAAAATGGGTGTTTGGGTAATGGTACACCCCTGACCATTATAATTAGTAGTATAGGCCGACTCATCTTTTAGTGGAGTCCTGCTCTATGTCAACTGATTATATGTTATTAATATTTAAAAGTTATGTCATTGGCTGTTATTCTGTTATAAGTGTAGCTAATACTAATATACAATGTTTATAATCAAAAACATATTTAAGATACAATGCTATGATTATGATCTATATATATCGTGTAATATTTTTCTAAGTATTATGTGGAATATGAATTTTATTATTCTATTAATAATACATGCTCTATCTATATACTAAGGAAAGAGATTCGACAGTCAAAACCATTAAAATAGCTATAGGGCGATAGTTATCAAGAAGATTTATTAGAAAACCCTGTTTTTGAGCTAAAAATTTTTATTTATTTATTTAATTTTAGGCTTGACAAACAGTACCAAATATGGTATAATAGAGTATGGATATAGATGATATGAGAAATTATGAAATTATTTTATTTTTATATGAACATTCTCCCATAACTTTCGTATATATAGTAGGGAAGTTAATAATCAATGAAATTATATAAAAGAAAGGTAGAAAAATGAGTGAAAGACCAACGAACAAGGAGCTTAGGGCATGGATGGATGAGAACTTTACAGAGGGCCAGATAGAGGCCTATACCTTAATCCACCCTGATCTTGGTGGTCTATCTATTAGGGCTGCAGCTAAAAAACTAGGGATTACTGTTCGATCAGTAGAACGGCGTATAGCTTGTATGAGAGCAACGTTCCCACATGCTTTTAGGTTTGAGAGAATGTGTACATATGAGCAGGAGCTAATAGCTAAATCTAGAGTACCTGAATGGGAAATGAAGACTTTAAGAGGTATCATGGGCCATACTAAACAACTAGCTACTAGGTATAACGTACCATTTGAACTCACTGAGGATGAGTTTCTTGAGATTATACGTCAGCCCTGTATAGTATGTGATAGAGAAGGATTCAGAGATGCTATAACTGAGGATGGTAGGCACTTTAAGTACAACATACTTGTGTTAAGAATTTTTTCAGAAGGCTTCAACTATTTAAATTCATATCCAATATGTACTCATTGTAAAAACTATCAAGGTTGGAGAGCCTCTCGACGTTTTAATAGGTTAGGATTTTAAGAAAGGATTAAGATGTTTAAATTTTCTAGTAATAACGATAGTAAGGATGGTAGGAATAATAACAGTCGTATCGATAATGAATGCCATAGACGTAACTCACACACTGATGGCCCTGTTAAATGTCCTTACTGTGGATCTGATAGCTGGTTCATTTATAGCGTACATTTCAGATGTTTCTTGTGTGGTAAGACATTTGGCCCTAAGGGGCTACTTATGCCTACTAATATCTCAAAAATTAATAGTGATTTGAAGCAGGTAAAATTCAACGAAGATAATTTTTATAATGATTTTATTACATGGTGTGATGAGCAGGAGATAGATGATGATTAAATAATAATAAAATATTTTTCTATATAGGATATTGGGTCAGGGTTAGTCAGACAGCCTTGGCCCTTTTTTTGTAAGTGAAAATATATATAATTTTTCTGGAAGTACATTTGTTACCCCTGCACCCTTTCGGGAAAGACCTTACCCCCCCCACTTCAGATTATTGGACTAAGTAAGTCAGACGGGCTTCCACTTATAGGACTAAGTCTATCTATGGTGATTGTATAAGATGTATTAGCAAGCGGGTGTGTAAGTATGGTATGGGTGATAAGGGATGAGGCTGGTATAAGCTATACTCTAATAATCCCCATTATACTCAATTAAAGCATAATAACAGTAATAACGATTATAGGACATACTTGCCTAATTACTACATATGGTATGCTTGACCGATACTATACAACATATGGTATACATACTATATATGGTATCACTAACAACAATATACTACATATAGTGGTATTCATATCAAGAACATTTATTATCTTTATTTCAAGATTTTAGTTGCACTTTATCCTAAAATCGAGTATACTTTATATAGTGGTGGCAGTATCCAATATGATACGTCCGAATTTGATATAGTTATAGTGAGTATGGTGTAGTCAACATTAAATAAATAAAAACAATATTTTACTTGCACTTTGTTTAGAAATGTGTTATACTTTATATAGTGAAAGTAATGTTATTTGACAATTAAATATGAAAGGGAACGAAATGAAAACAGGAACAAGCAATTCAGTAACAGTAACGTGCAAGTGTGGTAAAACTTACAAAACAACAATAAATGAAGACGGTAGTCGGGTAAAGAAAGATTGCAATGCTTGTGCGTTTGTTCGGCTTGCGGAGTTACGGGTAAACAATGCAATTCAAAAAATCGAGCTTATCGGCAATTTAGCAGGTGCCAAATATGAGCGAAGTGAAGAACAAATTGCTCAAATCGAATTTGCTTTGTCCGATGCGATTGTCAAAACAATGGAGCAATTCAAGGCTACCAGAACAATCAAGGCTAAATTTAGTCTTATCAGTACCGGCGAAAATATCGAGTAATAATTGCTGTAATGGGATATTGTAGCAATACAATATCCTTTTATGTTAATTATGATTATATATGAAGGGTAAATAATATGAAACAGTACAGCGAAATAAAACTAAAAAATAAGATGAAGTTATGCATACACAATACGGATGTAGCAATTGAATTGCATGAAGATTCAGAATGTGAAGCCGAAGCCGGACAAAATGTTCTTGCTGATATAAATCCAGAGCATGTTGATTTAGGGATTGACGTTCAAGAATTTGCAAGCGAATTAGTACGTCGCTGGAATAGTTTTTAGTATTGACAGAATAGGAATAACAACATGACAGCAGAACAATATAAGTGCCAAATCGACGCAAGTGCTGAACGTGAAGCAAAAGCATTATCTCGGCAAGGTCGATACACACAACAAAAACGGTTAAGATTTATAACCGATAGTTATAATCAACAAGAATTTAATAAGTTATTTACAACTAATAAATATAAGGACTAAAATTATGTATCTTAATTTTACATATAATCAATTATACCCTAATGCTAATGATAGTCCAGATAAGTATAAACACTATTTACCACAAAAACAAAAACCAATAAAAAGGTTTTCTTTTGGTAGTACAAAAATCGTTCAAAGTTTTAGTATTGATAAACCAAAGGATAGAATATATATTGATATTAAAGCCGATGTTGATGAAAGTGCCGAGCGTGAAAGTATGGCCATTAAAAACTCTTACAAACCAAACACTATGGATTTTGGCCATCGCTTAAAAAGCGGTATAAGAATGAATACTTTGGGTGATGCTCCGAGAGTAGTAAATATCAGAGAAGTGTGGAAAAAGATAACATTATAGAATATTGTTTTTGACAAGCGTTAACAATTATAGTATAATAGAATAATGAGGATTAGTATTATGACAATAAAAGAACTTATTAGTGATTTACAAAAGTATAATGATGATATGAATATATTTATATACAATGAAACATTTGACCAAAAACATGATATTGAGATAACCCCTGATGATGACAATAATCTTATTATATGGGTATAATGGGGGATTATTATTATGATAAACAGATTATTCAATGGCTATACTTATGAAGTTATGATTATGGCAGTGTTTGCATATATTGCTTTATGTTAGGGTAAATAAAATTAAGATTTATTAAATAAACTTCCCTCTCATATTTGATTATGGATATAATGTTAGGCAAGGACGCCTCTTATTTATTATTGAAAGGATTAAAATATGGTATATTTACTTATGACATATTTAACAATGTTGGCATTTATAATTACTGGAATGTATAAACATGATATACACTATTTGCAGACAGCGTTACTACTATACATAATAATCTTAACAGTGAAATGGGATGAATAATATGAAGGTAATTAACTATGCAAGATACAACTGTAAGGTTTGATACAGCTAAAATAGTTCTTGATTGGCGATGCAACTTGAATTGTAGTTATTGCTGTAATAAATATAATTATATTAAAAACAGTTTTCTACCAATTACTGCAAAGGAAATAGCAGACTCACAATATACTGACTATGAATTGACTGGTGGTGAGATATTATTACCACAGGCATTTATTAAACTTGAGGACTTATGCGTAGATTATATACCACAAGATAGTAATATATATGTTTATACAAATGGTGTGTTCCTTAATCATTATAAAGCTGTACTGATGAAGGGATGGGGTGTTAGAGGATTAAATATAGGGTATCATAATAGGCCTTTAGATTGGGAATTATTAGACGAAGTAAATGAGTATTTACCTATTAGATTATGGGTAAGCAATGATGATATACACAACATACCAGAGGATTTAAGAATAAAAGATATAAATTTGTGGGCGTTGGGCGATTGCGACGCTATTACTACTGATAGGTTTTATTTGATAGGAGAATAACTATGTATAAAAAATTATCCATCATTTCACATACAGTTAATATATCTGCTGAGTATTTACGCAAACTATCTGCTTACGCTTATTGGTGTGGTGGACATAAAAGAGGTTATTGGATATTAAAGGGTATAAAATATAAGAGTATTAAAGGTGTTGGATATGCTTGTTTAGAGGATTGTGTTAGAAAATGGGGACTAAGAAAACAATAATTCTAATATTAAAGGGAGCTTTAATGAGTAATATGTGTAAACTAAACCAAATTAAAAGTTTTTCTACGGAAGAAAATGAAAGATTAAAGAATGTAATATCTACAGCAGTTAAAGAAATAAAAGAAGTGTTAGATGCCCTATACAACCAAATACCTAAAACACCTATATCTGTAAATAATCCTTTTGTAGAAAAGTATAAAAATAGTATTTGTAGATATTGTACGGATTTAAAACCTATAACTTGTGGGCAGGGAGATTGTTTTGATAGACAAGAATTATGTAAGACCTGTGTTCATATATGTGGTGGCCCTACACCATGTGATGCTGAACATTCTATGTCTGCTTGTCCTCTTATTGGTTTGGATAGGTGGTTGGCCGACGGTTAATGTAGATGGACGATAAGGACTAAAAATGAAACTATTGGATTTGAATAAAATACAAACTGAACAAGATGTTCTTGAAATAGCAGATGATATAGATTCTTATATTGTAAGCAAACTTTCATCAGAATATGAAGATGCAGAAGGTGTGCAATATTTACACCTGCGTATGTTAGTTTCTTCCATAACAGAAGGTAATGTTACAAGATTTCTATTCCTTAATTCTAATTTATGTTTGAAGTTTGGTATGAATCAATACTGTGAAATACTGTATAAAAAAAGATAGGTGTGGGGAAGTAACATGGACAATGAATCAATACAAATAAAATGTCATTGCTGTGATAATTTATTTGATGAGGAAGGTTTGACATCATATAAAATTGAGGGTGGTAATTTAGAAGTTTCATTATGTGAAACCTGTTATGGTGATGAAATTGGAAGATGCGAAAACTGTGGCGGTTTAGAATATAATGATGACATGATACGGTCAGATATTACATCTGATTACTATTGTAAGGATTGCTATAGCGAGATATTTACATCTTGTGATGAATGTGGTTACGAAATATATATTGATAATGGTCGTAGCCATAGTGAATTATGTAGTGAGTGTGATGAAGAGAGGTGGGCTGATGGTGATGAGCGTTGTTGTAGCTCATGGAATTATCACGGTACGGATAGCAAACTGTTTTATGGTATTGAGTTAGAGGTTGGCTCTGAAAGTTATATGGGATTAAAAAGTATGTTTATAAACAACCTTGATGAGGATTTCTTTGATATTCACAGTGATTGTTCTATTACAGAGGATGATATAGAAGATGAAGCAGAAATTGTTTCTCACCCTGCTACATATAAATTCTTAAAAGAACATCCCGAATTATGGAACAATGTATTAAGGTATAGACATAAGGGTGTAATCAGTTATAGAACCGGGACATGCGGTATACATATACATTTGAGTAGAAGTTATTTTACTACTGAACACTTAGAGAGGTTCTTACAAATGATATATTGCCAGTCCTCATTTACTTATCTTATTAGTCAACGTAACAGTAGGGCATTAAGCCAATGGGCAGCATTATACGATAGACATAATGACAATAAACGATATACTAAACGTACACTTAAAGAAAAAATGCAGAAAGACAGGTATAACCAAGACAGGTATGAAGCTGTTAATTTAAGCAGCATATATACCATCGAGCTAAGGCTATTTAGGGGAACACTAAACCAAACAGCATTTTGGAAAAACATAGAATATGTACAAGCATTGGTGGAGTTTACTAAAGATGCTAATAATAAACTAACACTATCAAAGTTCTTAAACTATGTATCAGAGAATAAAGATGATTATAGTAATCTACATAAGTGGATTATAAAACGTCGTGCAACATTAGTGCCTGATAAAGAGCCTGTTACGTTTAAGAAGGTGAAACGCATACTCAAACACTTGGAGTTAGCATAATGCCTACTAATTTTGATGAAGCAGTAGTAATTTCAGCTTATAATGAACTTAGTAATGTAGTTAATACTGCACATGACGCCGGGTTAGGGATGCTATGTAGTTGTAGTATATGTAATGCACATATTACAGAAAATAACTGTTATAATGACAGTGAGGTACATAATGGCTTATCTTTTATGAGGTGGCCCTTTCCAGTTTGTATAGATTTAGAGGACTGTAGTGTTGGCAGGCATATAGGTTGTACGTGTCACTTTTCTTTTGGTTATACTATACGAATTTGTTGGGATTGCTTTGCAAGTATTAGTGGTGCTTATTATAGGTATGTAGATAGTAGTATAAATACATTTATTACTGCTATAGGTACATCCCATAATGATGACTCTCTTTGTGTAGCAAATAGCCTAAATGCTATAGCATCAAGAAGTGAAGAAGATTATGATGATAACTCAAGTTGCAGGTATTGTGATAGAAATGATAGTAGTGTTACTGCCCATGAAGATACGTGGGGTAATGATATATATTTATGTGAAAGATGTGAAAGAAATGGAAATCATTTAATACATGATTATACATATGAACCTGAATTAACATTCTATGAGACTATTAAAGATAAACGAACAGAGTTATTTTATGGTATTGAATTAGAAGTAGAAGTTTTACCTGATTTTAGAATACCAGATGTAATAAGAAAATTACCAGACTTTACTTATGTTAAAAGCGACAGTAGTATTATGAGGGGTTTTGAAATTGTTTCTCATCCTGCTACTTATAATTGGCTATTAGAGCATATTGATGATTGGAATAACATTTTAGATATACGTAACTACGGTTGTCGTAGTTATAATACACGAACATGCGGTATGCACATACATATGAGTAAGGCCGCTTTTGGTAGACATCACTTGTATAAGTACTTATATTTTATGTATAATCCAGTTAATAAGACAGCAATAACACAAATCAGCCAGCGTGAGGATTGTTTATTGGATAGGTGGTCTGGTTTTAATAACGACCTTAGAATGATAAAAGCAAAAGCATTAACTCGTGCTGAAGTGGGTGATAGACATACGGCTGTTGGTCTTGGACGTATAAGTACTGTAGAACTAAGAATATTTAGGGGGACATTAAACCCAGTAGCATTTTGGAAAAACATAGAGTTTGCACATGCGTTGTATAACTTTACTAAAGATAATGGATTAAAAAGTATGATATGGATAATGTTTATAGAATATGTTAAGGCTAACAAGCGTGACTATCCAAACCTAAACAAGTTTTTATTCTGTGAACAAACTGAAACTATACTGAATTATTAGAAAGGAAGGGTAGCAACTATTTGTTTGATAATAGTAAAACCGGCAGGTACAGTGATAACGAGACGTACATTAAAAACAGGCTTTCAGGCTAATCCAGATGGTGCTGGAATGATGTACACGCATGACAATGTACTCGAAGTTGTAAAAGGATTCTTTCACTTTCGGGGATTTTATAAGACGTTTAGGAGTATTGAGCGTGCATTTCCAAAAACTAATATAATAGTACATTTTAGAATAACTACCAGTGGATTAAAGAATACTCCTAATTGTCATCCGTTCGTAGTTGACGATACATTGGCATTTGCACACAATGGGATATTTTTAGGATTGGGCACACTATTAGAATCTGATACTATGATATTTAACAAAACAGTATTACAGTTGTTACCAAAGGGGTTTCTTGATATACCACGTATCAAAGAAGCATTAGATTTATACATACAAAGAGGTTTTTGTAAGCTGGCATTTCTAGATAAGGATAATAATTATACTATTATAAATCCAAGTGCCGGGGAATGGAACAACGGCGTATGGTTTTCTAATACATCATATGAGGATAGGGCTGTATTCGGTTTTACTAAATATGATTATAACGGGTATGATTATTCTAATACATATCGTAACTGTTCAATGTGTAGACAATTAATACCACTAAGAGAAATGGAATGGCATGAAGAAGTGGGTGGTTTTGTATGTGATGTGTGTAATTACTCTACTCAGACATCTGCAGGTGACGACTGTGAGGTATGTGGGGTATGTGGTTTCTACCCAAGTGAAACGTCCCATGCAGGAATATCATACTGTGCAGATTGTTGGAATGAATTAACAATGTCATATAAAGTGCATTGTCCATGTTGCCATGAGTATACTACACTAAGACTATTAATGTCTGATGATTATAAATGTGATTCGTGTGGAGCATATGTAACTCCTGATGAATATAAAGATTTGTTACACCAAACAGCCATGAAAGGTGTTGATTAATGTCTATTAAAAATGAAATACATAAATATTGGTTGGTAGTAGTTGATAACTTTGATGAGTTGTGCATACACACGATATTTAATACAAAAGTATTAGTTATTAATTTAGGTAACAGGCATGGAACAAGGTGTTCAGGTTACGTAGATATAATTACTATAGATGGTAAGTACATAGCACGTTATCCCGGTAAAAGTATAGTAGAAAGTTTTGAGGCTACCCGTAGTAAAAATAAGCTACTTAGAGATTTATTACTCAAGGCAAGATTAAATGATGCAGGTAATAAAATAAAGGAAGCCGAACAATTACAACAATTTGATGGTGAGAGTGTACCTGATTTGTCTTTTAGTACACTCGGTGAAGCATGGCGAGAGTGGACGAGGCGACGCCCAAGCTAAAGAGATTATAGATATATAGGAGAAGCTGAATGAAAGTATTAACATTATGTGATTATTGTGGCTGTAAGTTACAGGTAACTACTGATAAATCCAAAGAAGAAACAACGTTTATGTGTCCTTCATGTAATAAAGTAAACTATTTAGACTTGTGTAAAATAATTACTAATACATCAGGTATTACAGCTACTACTAATATAGTGTCTACTAATAATGCTATTAATAGTAATAAGAAACCTGTAATGACTGAACAACTTGCACTTGAGCAGTTGAAGGCATTTTGTATAAAAAATGACTATTTACTACCTTCTATACTGTAACATATTAACTAACTAAATTATTTTATAAGGAGACCAAGATGAGTAATGAAAACATGAAATTATGGAATGCAGTGTGCGAGACAGACCCAGCAATTACTAAGCGTGTAACCATGCGTGGAAACTTCACTGCTATTGACTCACAGACACAGGTTAAAAGAGCTACTGAATTATGGGGTAGTTATGGAGCAAACTGGGGATTAAAAGATGTAAAGTTCAATGAGTTTAGGGAAGGTGATAAGATTGTAGGATTAATGGCCTATGGTACATTTATATACCCGAACTGCTTAACAGGTTTTCCAATAGCTGCTGACATGCCATACAAATCTAACGATGATTGTGTTAAGAAATTACAAACAGAGTGTATATCTAAAGCACTATCAAGGTTGGGATTTAACAGTGATGTATTTGAAGGTAAGTTTGACGACAATAGGTATGTTTCTGAAATGACAAAGAAATATGCACAGCAGAAACAAGACTTACAAACAGATATTACTAAGTCTAAGGTGGCTGAACCAGAAGTAGTTGAGCCCAAAGTTGATATACCCATAGGTGGCCTTCATCATTTAGTGGAAGCACAAGAGAATGAAATACTTAATATGATAGAGGATGAATTGACAATGGGTTGTGATGATAACTATAAAGGTGTAGTAGATATGGATTTACTAAGACAAGCTATCATAGGGGAGTATGGTAAGTTACCACTTAAAGAATCCTCTGTGCGTACCGTAGTTGATAAGATGCTGGAGCTATGTAAAGATGACAACTCCTTGATATTTGTTGATACTGATGATGTTATTAAAGGAATCTAATAATGAATAAGCAACTGTTTAGGTTTAGATGTAAGAAATGTGGCGGTATTATAGGTGTGAATATAGAAGGTAAGCCTATATGCGGTTGCAGCGTCTGGCCCGGCAATACAGTAGATTATGATACTGGTTGGTCAAAAGAGTGCCAAGATAAGTTAGGTGATACTACTAATGTTAAGTTAGGGAAACCATAATGTACTTCTGGACTGCTGATGAGCATTATAATCACAAAAATATTATTAAGTATTGTAATAGACCATTCAAAACTATAGAAGATATGAATGAGACTTTGATTGCTAATCATAATTCTATGATAGGTCGTAATGATACTACTATCCACGTTGGTGATTTCTGTTGGTGTAATAATAGACTCGACGCTGACCAATTTATACTTAGATTAAATGGTAATCACATATTTCTTAAAGGTTCTCACGACCACTGGTTGCCTGATTCAGCTAAGTATATATGGCGTAAAGAGATATATGGGCAGTTTATAATGGTATGTCATTATGCTATGACAATATGGGAACGTAGTCACTATAATAGTTGGCACTTGTTTGGTCATAGTCATGGCAGACATCAGGGTATTGGTAAATGTTTTGACGTAGGTGTTGACTGTTTTAACTTCTATCCTGTATCGTTTAATGAAGTGGCTGAGATAATGAGAACTAAACCAGATAATATTAATTTAATAAAGGAGAATAATGGTAACTAAAATATGGTATAGTGTACAAAATTGTGGTGATGGTAGTGCCTACCCAATGTTATGTAGTTCTAAAGAGCTTGCTAAACTCGACCAAGAATATATGGATGAGGGTTGGGGTGAAGATTGTGTAGGTTGTATTACTATCGAATCAGATGCTTCTATTATAGGTATAAAAGAAAAGGTAGAAACACCAGAGAGCATGTTAGCAGAAATTAATAAGTGGAATAGTCCTGATGATGATTATTATCCACATGAAAAGGTAAAAGCATTAATCGAATTAATTAATAAAATGAAAGGAAATTAATGTGGATGACAGTATAACTATATTATTATATGTATGTGTATGTGTATTACTATATTACTATGTGTGTATGTATTGGTGTAAATAGAATAAACTTAGATATTGAAAGGAAAAGAAATGAGTAATTTCAATTTGTGCGTGCAAGAAGGAAACATGACTTCAGACCCCGAAGTTTCTTATGCAGCAAGTGGGGCAGCAGTAGCTACGTTTTCTATAGCTGTTAACCGAAAGTATAAAGATAAGGAAAGTGTGTTGTTTATGCCTTGCGTATCGTTTGGTAAGCTGGCTGAGATTCTTATCAAGTATGGTGGAAAAGGTAAGAAGCTGTTAGTTAGTGGATACCTAAGTGATGATAGTTATGTTGATAGAAACGATAGTACAGTACATCGTATTAAATTATATCTTGATACAGTACGCTTTATTGGTGCGTTTCAAAAGGTAGAATCCGATACTGTAGAACCGTCAACTAAACCCGAAGAACCTGACTTTTAATAGGAGATTAATATGCCTAACCCAAATAGAGGTTCGGGAGTACGTGCTAGTATACTTAGAGACAGTATACCTGAATCTGTTAAATCTAAAGCAGCACCAAAGAAAAAGACTAAGCGTTATATATCCAAAGATGGTTTTGAAACTGTTAGACTTGTACGTGGATTTTCTATGATACGACCACTGTGGTCTGTGATACAGGAAGTTAGTGATAGGTCTAAAAAAGAATGTTTTATATGTGGTGGTTATGCTCGTTGGTGTGCGTCACCTAAGTATAATCCAGCAATACCAAAGGATTTAGATATATATTGTGAAGATACTAAGACGTTTGATATATTAGTATCTGAGTTATATGGATTAGGACTAAGAGTAGAGCATGATGGTGATATGGCTCTTACGTTTGCACATCCTACTAAGGGTGAGTTCCATACTATACCCCCCATACAGGTTATTAAACCTATGAAGAAGGGAGCAGTAGTAACTGATGGTGGTGTAATAAACGTATTATCTAACTTTGATTTTACTATTGTACGTGCGGCAATCTCAACACCTACACAGGTATTAGTAGATGCTGATTTTCTACATGATGAAGTAAGTAATGTGTTACGTCTAAAGAATATACATTGTCCAGTTAGTTCTTTATTGCGATGTATAAAGTATACTAATAAAGGCTATTGGTTATCTCCTGTAGAATCCTTAAAGTTATTTGAGGATTGGATGAATAGGCCACAATCATATCGTGATAAGATAACAGGACTCGTTACGAAGTTAACAGCAGACGGTGAGTTATCTAAAAAAGAAATAGAAGAGCTTGAAGCTTTGATGCGTATTGACTAGGAGATACTAATGCTCTACACAAACGAACGTAAATTATGTAAGCTACAAGATCGTTTGCCCACTGTTATATCTGATATAGGTAAACCAGATATGAGTATCCCAACAGGTATAGCTTCATTAGATGATAAGATGAATGGGTTATATCCCAGTGATTTAATTGTTATTGGTGGTCGTCCGTCGATGGGTAAATCTTCTTTGTTAACTGACATAGCATTATACATCAGTCGTAACAGACACGTGCTTATATTTAGTTTAGAAATGACTGCGTATAATTTAACACAACGTATGCTATGCAACTTAGCTGGCGTTAGTTTATTTAAGTTACGTAAGAATACTCTAACTGAACGTGAACTATGTGATATTAATAATACGTCCAAAGTATTATACAAGCCTGATAACTATAATATATCTATTGATGAGACAACAAGGATAACACCGGATGATATGGAAGAAACTATAAGTATGCTTAATGACTCTGGTGATAAAGTTGATTGTGTACTTATTGATTACATACAGTTGATGGGCCTACGTAGTTCATGTGAGAATAGAAACCAAGAGCTATCAGTTATATCAAGACAGCTTAAAGCAATAGCTAATAAGTTTGGTATACCTGTTGTAGTTCTATCTCAGTTAAATAGAAGTGTAGAGTATAGAGAAAACAGACGACCACTAATGAGTGACTTACGTGACTGTGGTTCTATTGAACAAGATGCAGATGTAGTTTTATTATTGTATCGAGAAGGGTATTATACTAGAGTTAATAACCCAGACGCTATTGATAACGGGACAGCAGAAATGATATTAACTAAGGTAAGAAATGGTGCTACTGGGATAGCTGTAGCTACATGGGATGCAGAAGGGATGAGTTTTAATCCGAGACTCAGATTAAATATGGAGGATAACTTTTGAAAAGATATAAAGATTATAATTATTTTATTACTAAGAGCGGGTTAGTATGGTCAGGATTTACTAATAAATGGCTGAGTCCTTTTTCTAATAGAGATGGTTACGCAGAGATATCTTTAAGCAAAGAAGGTAAACAACAAACTCGTTTAGTACACAGATTAGTTTTAGAGGCGTTTGTTGGGCCATGTCCAAATGGTAAAGTGTGTAGGCATTTAGATGGTAATCCTGCAAATAATAATTTGAGTAATATATGTTGGGATACCCAAAGTAATAACTTAAAAGATAAAGCTAAACATAATACTGTGCCTTGGGGCGAGACTTCCCCCAATCATAGGTTAGAGAAAGAAGAAGTCCAAGCTATTAGATATTTGTATTTGAAGTGTGGTTTAACCCAAAAAGATATAGCTGATAGATACGATATTACACAATCGCACGTATCACGATTAGTAAATAAAAACTGTTGGTCACGACTAAGTTTAGGAGAATTTTAATATGAAGTTTGAATCTAAATTTAATATTGGTGACAGGGTATTCAATATTGTTAATTATCCTGAAGTTACTTATCTTGATTGTCCAACGTGTGAAGGTAGAAAAGCAATAACTGTTGGAAACGAAACATTTACTTGCCCAAAGTGTCATGGACGGGGCGGTTTTAGTAAGAGAGGTGAAAATAAATGGATTGTAAAAGACGGGTCATTAGCTATTGGACAGATACGTATAGTACATGGGCCTAAACCAGAAGAAAGTTATATGTGTCTTGAAACAGGTGTTGGTTCTGGTAACGTGTATTATGCTAAAGATTTATTTACATCACGACAAGAAGCTGTAGATGAGTGTTGGGAGCGTAATGCTGCTGTGGTTGTACCAGATAGCCCACTAAAGGAATCTTAATCTATGAGTAAGAGCGATACCAAAATATTTTCAGAAGCAACACAGAAACTATATGATGCTATCATGGAGATTAAATATGGACGACCTTTCCACAGCTTCAATTTTATTATGTTGCATAATATATATATGTTGGGTAGTGTATTGTACTATCACTTAGATGAAAGTATATTATCTGATACAGACTTTGATAAATTATGTAAGTACCTACTAGCTAATTTTGATGAGGCTAAAAAAGTTATACGACATGCAGATGAAACCTTTATTAAAGCTAACTTAGAGGCTGGTACTGGATATAGTATTAAGTTTAGTGCGATATGGTGGAACATAGCACAGCATTATCAGAGGATAAAGTAATATGAAACTACAGGATTTTAATATTGTTGATGAGTGTAATCATTATTACACAGCATTTTGTCCAATACATAATGATGTTAATACTCCTAACGTTACTATTACTAGGATTGGTAAGTATATAGGTCACTGGAAATGTTGGGCTTGTGGTGAAGAGGGCGTAGTTAGTGATATGGTATTACAAGGTATCAACAAAACTATCATACATAAACCTAAACAGAGAGTTGGTATAAATTGGAAATCTCTGAATAGGTATTATATAAATAAAGGTAAGCTAAATAGCAGTAAGTTATTAGAGTTGGCAGATAGTTTAGACCTACCTTTGTGGACGCTTGTTCAGCTTGGTTTAGGTTATGATGGTAAAGCTTATACTTTTCCTGTACATAATGAGGATGGGGAGATTATTGGTATCGCCCTAAGATTTCCTGATGGTAGTAAGCGAATGGTTAGAGGTAGTGAAGTAGGTATATACTTAGGTAGCAATGTGTTAGATGTATCATGGGCTAGAATTAGGAATAGGTTAGTAATATGTGAAGGGGCTACTGACTTAGCTACTATGCTGCGTATATATTCAACTGCTATAGGAATGTTTAATAATGAAACTCCAATAGAGATAGTATATAATTATATATTAAAACATAAACCAGCCGAAACTATTATATTTCCAGACGGGGATACGCCGGGTGTAAACGGTGCTAATAAACTAGCACGTAGAATAATGGATATCACTCATGTAAAAGTTTTCCCTATGCTTGCTGGATATGATGTAAGGAAGTACTTTGCTGAGAAAGATAGAGAAGCAGTCTCATATATTTTAGAGTGTATACATGCCTAAGAAAAAACAATCAGCAGAAGAATTAAAACGTAAGAAACGTGTTAGACACTACCGAAATGCTTATGGCATATCTATAGAAACCTATAATAAATTATTAAAGTCACAGAAGTATAGGTGTGCTATATGTAACAAACCTAATCTACCCACTGACCAGCACTTTGATATTGATCACAACCATAAAACAGGTCATGTTAGAGGGCTGCTATGTGGTTATTGTAACCGTAGTATTTTACGCTTTTTCCGTGACAATAAAGTTATTGCTGAGGGATTGGTTAAGTATTTATCAAGAGCATTAAAGGAAGATAAGTTGTGGAAAAAGAACGTGCGTTGGTGACGTAGTGTTTTGTTGGGTATAACAACATTCTCTCGGAGTGGCGTTGGTGCAATAGCACTACTTACCAACATAATATTAATTATATTATTATTTAGAAAGGTTAAAGCATGAAAACAATAACAATCATATTTAGTATTATATTAATGACAGCAGGATTAGGTTGTGTAGCACTATCAAGTTATGTTACACCAGCAGATGTAGACAACAAGGCTGTGCAGTATGTAGTTGATGCTGGTATAGCTGAACTAAATGATTATAAAGCTTGGTATCCTAACTTAGCTTTAGCTGAACGATTAGTAGACAACCTTGATTCTGCTAACTTATTAAATCAGCAAGTGTTACAACAGGAAATGGATAAAGATAATACAGTGTATAGTATATTTAGAGGTACTGCTGTTAGTAATCGTACTAAAGGTAGAGAACGGGAAGAAGCTTTATTCAGTGAGACAGGTATACTTCCCCTTGGTCTATCTATGTTAGGTGCTGGTGGATTTGCTGGACTACTAGGCCTTATGCGTAAGAGACCACAGGACTGGACGCTAGAGGAAGTTGACAGTGCTATGGTAGAAGTTAAAGGAGAAGTAACTGAAAAAGATAGACAGCTAATGCAACTAGTTAAAGGTATACAGAACTTCCTTGATACTACTGATAATCCTGACGCACTTAAAGTAGAGTTAGATAAGACACAGGACGCTAACACTAGAGTAGCTGTTAGTGTAATTAAAACATCTAATAATGTATAGGAGAGTAGATGTATATTAAAATAGTACAATTAAAAAATGGTAGGTGGGTATGGTATATTAAGTCTGCTAACGGAGCTACCGTAGCCAGACCACCTAATACATATGCTCGTAAGTGGACAGCCAACAGAGCTATAAGAAACCTATTACATGAGTTTGGTTATTGTTTAGGAGATAAACATGGGTAAAGGTGCAAGGTATCGTCCTGTTAATCAAGATAGGTACGGTAAAAACTATGATACTATTTTTAATAGGAGAGATAGGTTAGAACGTATGCCAGAACCAAAAGTTACAGTTAATGTTGACTATCCTAGTTTTGTGGATTGTCTTCGTAATGCGATTACTGAGATAACTCCCGAACAATTCCATTTACTACATGCTGCTGTTGGTTTATCAGGTGAGTCAGGTGAGTTGCTTGATATAGTAAAGAAGCATGTATTCCAGACACATAGCTTAGATAAAGAAGAAGTAAAGAAAGAGTTAGGTGATATATTATTCTACCTTCAATTTATGTGTAATGTTTTAGGAACAACTATTGAAGAGGTTAAGCAAGGTAATATTATTAAACTAACTAAACGTTATCCTAACCAGAAGTTTGACCCCGAACGAAGTAAGAATAGAGAGGAATAAAAATGCCGTATACTAAACCAGAAAGTAGGACAGAAATTAAAACGTTAGCAGAACAGATGATTAAATATATTAACGCATCCGGAGATTTAACTTATGCTATATCATTGTTGATGCATCTTGAGACTTTGAAAGCTAAACAATCGTATACAAACATGAGCCGCATACGTGCCACTGCACAAGATTCTGCTGATGAATACTATCGAGCAGTTATGGCCCCATATGAGGACGAAAAGCGTGCAGAGAATGGCCCAGTTAGCGTGTTAGATAGGGAGTAGTATTATGAATGTTAAAGATGGTAATCCAAAAGATATGCTGGGTTCAGCTAAAGCATATACCCATCTTATTCCTACTGCTCCATTATATAAGTAGGACTAGCTATGTTTGAAGGTGCAAGAAAGTATGGGGCACACAACTACCGAGCTATCGGTACTCGTGCTACTGTATACTATAATGCAGCTAGACGACACATGGATGCATGGTTAGAAGGTGAGGATATAGACCCCGATAGTGGTATTCATCATCTGATGAAAGCGGTAGCATGTTTTATGGTGCTTAGAGATTCAATGATTATGGGTAACTTCGAAGATGATCGACCGCTACGTTATGCTGATGGGTTCTCTATTGAGAAGTTTAATAAATTAACTGAGGATATAATAAATAAGTATCCTGAATGTGTTGAACCGTTTACTGAAGTTAATTCAAAAAAGGAGCAAAGTTGAAAGATAACATACCATCATGGGAATATGTTGCAGGTTTTTATGATGGGGAAGGTTGTTTTAGAGTTTATCCATATAAGAATACAAATTCTAATGGACATATATATACAGGAGAACGTCCGTTTGTTGTTGTATCACAGGTTAAAGATAACAATAAAGTTTTACATCTTATTTCCAATAAATTTAAGGACTATGATATAAAACATTCTTTTTACGAAGATAAGTATAAAGAGTATAAACATATTGGGCGACCTATGTCAGTTATTCAAATAACGGATAGACGAAGCTGCAAAGTTTTTATAGAGTATGTTCTTCCTTTTCTTATAATAAAAAAAGAGGAAGCTAAAATAGTTTTAACTTTTTGTAGGAGAAAATTAAAATCAAAGCGTACATGAGCCATTCTATACGTGGTCGAGCCGGTAATGCTGCGACAGGTGAGGACATGCTAGCTAATAATAAGAAAGCTATTGAAGTTGGTGTTGAGCTACGTAGATTATGTCCCGGACTAAGGTTATATATTCCTGCCGAAATGGATTTCTTTTTACAAGACAAAGGTATTGAACCTATTGAGATAGGAGAAAAAGTTATCCTTGCTCTGGACTGTAAGATTCTAGAACAGTGTGATACACTATTAGTATACACAGGCCCAGATGATTATGTAAGTGGTGGTATGCAAATAGAAATTAATCATGCACCAGTAGATTGTATGCAGATTTTCTATTTTGATGAAGTAACACATGGAGTTGTGAAGATTATAAATTCTTTAATTAAAGGTAATGATAAGGAGAACTAATGAGTAACATTTTAGTACCAGGTGATCTTCATTGTCCTTGGCAGCGTGCTGGTTATTTACAATTTCTAATAGATTTATACTATCAATGGAATTGTGATGAGGTTATATTTATTGGAGACGTAGTAGATATGCACGCGGTATCCTTCTTTAATACAGACCCCGGTTGCCCCAGCGGTTTAGAAGAATACATTAGAACCAAGGAAGCAGTAGCTAAGTTTTATAAAGCGTTTCCTAAAGCAACAGTTGTATTAGGTAATCATGATAAACGTGTAGTTAGAAAAGCCAGAAGTGCTGATATACATGAAGTCTTTATTAAGTCCTATGCTGATATTTGGGAAACGCCGGGATGGGATTGGGTTGAAGATTGTATACGTGATGATATTTATTTTTATCACGGAGACGGGCAGGGTGGAGAATATCCTGCTGCTAATGCCGTAAGAAAAATGTTGATGTCAGTTGTAATGGGACATAATCACACTGCATCAGGTATAAAATATTATAGCAACCCTACGCAAAGGTTCTTTGCACTTGATACAGGAGCAGGTTGTGATGATAGGGCATTAGCGTTTGCTTACGCTGGTAATAATAAACGTAAGAGTGTATTGAGTGCTGCTGTTATTATTGACGGTACGCCTTATCTTGAACCTATGTTGTGTGGTAAGGGAGAACCATATTGGGATGGTAATTTCAAATAATGGATAAACATATACTTACAAAATGGACAGAGTTTAGGGACTGGTGTAGGGGTGATATCTCTACACTAGCTCTGGACTTTGAGTGTACGAACGCCAGCTATCTTGGATTGCAGGTAGCTGGTTGGTCGGCATGTAATGGAGAATCACTATGCTATGTAGACGTATTAGATAACCCACAGTATCAGATATTATGTAATCAGTTAGCTCATATACTACGTGATAAAGTTAAGTGTTTGATAATGCACAATGCCCCCTTCGATATGCGTATATTAAAACAACTAGACATACAACATACAGATAATATATTCTGTACTATGACAGCAGCACACCTATTGAACGAGAACACACCTAAAGGTTTAAAGTGGCAGACAGTACACGTATTAAAACAAACACGTGAGACACTAAACTTTAGTGATGCTATATCAGAGGGCTTTCATTCACGTAAATTCTATGAGTATGCTACTGATGATGCTGTTAATACATTTGATTTATATAAGCTTCAAGTTCCCCAATTAAAGAAACAGGAGTTATGGGATTTGTGGTATAATATAGAACGCCCGTTTCAGTATTGTCTAAGAGACTTGGCTATAAACGGCGTGTTAGTTGACAAAGTTAACTTGGTTGCTGCACAAGAGCAAACTACTCAAGATGTTAATGAGTTAGAGATAGAAATGTATAAGTCTGCTGGCGTTAGTTATTATACACAGATGTTATTAGACGGGGGTTACGAAATTATCCCAAAGGTCAACTTGAACAGCCCACTACAACTTATTGATTTGTTACAACATCTTGGTGTTACATTAAAAGAAACAACAGATGGTGGACAGTTAAGTACTAAAGAAGCTGTATTAGTATCAGTTAGACGTCAGCATCCGTTTGTAGGGTTGTTGTTAAAGTATCGTACTATTAGTAAAATGCTTAATGGATTTCTTATACCACTACCTAAGTTTATACAAGCAGATAGTAGGATACGTGGTTCGTTTCACAATTGCGTGGCAGTAACTGGTAGGTTATCGTGTACTAAACCTAGTTTACAATGTTTACCTAAATAGGAAATTAAATATGGCTAAGGTAGATGTAAGATCATTTATAATAGCACCTGATGGTAAGGTATTACTCTGTGCTGATTATGCTGGACAGGAGCTACGTGTATTGGCACACGTGGCTCAAGAGCCAACAATGATAGCGGCGTTCTTAAAGAACCAAGATGTACATTTGCTCTTAGCTAATGACTTCTATGACTTGAATACTCCAGAAGAATATATTACCACTACTCATTCAGAGTATAACAGTACCAAGACTAAGTTTAAGCAACAGCGTAATGATATCAAAACTGTTAACTTTGGGCTAGCTTATGGAAAGACTAAGTATGGGTTCGCTGCTGATTGGGGTTGGTCTGTGCCCAAAGCTGAACAATTCATAGCAAAATACTTTGAGCGTTTTCCTCAGATTAAAACAGCTATTGATAAATGTAATGAGCTAGTTAAGAAACAAAAAGCTATACGTAACCTAACTGGACGTATACGTAGGTTCGACCATGTAGATGATAGGGTGTTACGGCAGGCATTTAATTTCTGTATTCAGGGTGCGTCTGCGGATATGGTAAAGAAGGCTGCGGGCGATACTTATAAGCTATGCCAGCTACGTCCTGAGTGGGACTGTAAATTAGTATTAAGTGTACATGACGAGTTAGTGTATGAAGTTAACGATGAGTACAAAGATATAGCATTAGCTGAAATTAAGTACACTATGGAACACGCTGTTGAGTTGTGTGTTCCTATGATAGTGGATATAAATTATGGTTTAAATTATTCAATAGCCAAGTGCTAAGAAAGGAAATTAATAATGAGTAAAGAACTGATTGCCGGGTTTATAATTATACTTATACTGGGTTGTGTTTTAGCAGCGTACTCTGTAGCATTACAACATAAAACAAATGAACTCGATGCATTACAAAACAAGTATGATACTAGGGAGTCATATCAGGGAGAAAAGTTTCTTTTAGTTTGGTATCATGATGATACATATGTATATCAAACTAGAGAATTTAGTATACCAAATTATAAATTAAATGAGTTATTTTATATCCTATCAGATTTTGAATTAAGGTATAAAAATTATTCTATAGAAGAAAAAGTTACAATGGAGATAAATAATGGCAGAAGAAATGATAACAATTAGTAAAAAACTATACGACCAATTAGTTGAATCAGACAGAATATTAGATGCCTTGAATGCTGCTGGTGTAGACAATTGGGAAGGGTATGAGTTTGCTATGGAGGACTCACAATGAAAGCATTTGAGAAGTGGTGGAAGAATCCTGATAATCAGTTTTATCTTGTGGATTATGTGGGGGAAGATTTAGCAGAAGTAACTTGGAGAGCAGCGTTAACGTTCGCCATAGAACGATCTAAATATGTCAAAACGTTTGGACATTTACAATCCGAACTAGTAGATGAATTAGGAGACGAATAATGGAACTAACAAATAAACCACATTACCCAATGCCTGTAGTTGAGGCAGCAAGGGCACAGATATATCACCCTACTATGGATACGTTACGCGTTACTGAACTGATAGACTCCCCGTTGATTAAGCGTCTAACAATAGAGAACTGGAATAACTTATCTATTGATGTAGATGAGATAGTGTATTCCTCTTTATTTGGCACAGCTTGGCATGAATTTGTAGCTAAGTATGAAGCTGATGCTATGGTTGAACGTAGATGGTATGCTAAGTTACCTGATACAGATATGATATTATCAGGTCAGACAGATATCTTTAAGCCACAGGAAGGTGTAATCGAAGATAATAAAACTCAGTCAGCATGGGCTTTTGTATTCAGTACACCTACATGGGAACGCCAGCTTAATGTCTATGCCTACCTAGTAGAAGCTAACGGTTATAATGTTAGAGAACTATGGATAAATTCTTTCTTAAGGGACTGGTCTCAATACTTAGTTAAGAAATCTAACAGTGATTATCCTGCACATAAGTTTCATAGGATTAAGTGTAATCTATGGGATGCTAACAAACGACATAAATATATACTAGAAAGATTAGCAATACATAATGACCCTAACTATGTATGTTCTGATGAGGAACGTTGGAGACGACCTACTACATGGGCAGTAAAAAAGAAAGGTACTAAAACTGCCAGACGTGTATTAGATTCTAAAGATAAAGCTGAAAATTGGATAACAGAAAATAAACCCAAGGGAGATATCTATGTTGAGAAGCGTGACGGTGGGTGTATAAGGTGTCTCGACTACTGTACTGCACGTTCTATATGTCCCTATAAAGATAAGGAGTAAAGATGAGTTTTAATGAAATATTTTGTATAGAAGAAACAAATGAAGTTGCTTTAATTGGCTCAGGATACACAAATAATACAAGCCCATGCCAAATAGTTAGGCCAGATATGGATATAGTTTGGTATTCAGTTTTGTGGAAACGAAATGGAGAATATCGCATTTTTTCAGCAGAGTTACTTGATAAAATATATCAACTAAGAAAGAAAAAAACAAAATCTGTTGCTATGATTTGGAAACAAGGTATATTGGTTGATACAAATATAGGTAAAATTTTATATGATCAAGGATAAAGTATAATGAGAAAATTACTATGTAAGTTATTTCATAAAAAACATTGGGTGTATTGTTATCATATTAATACATCTAGTTGTCATTGGTTATTTAGTGGTAAGGGTATGACTATGTACCATTGTAATTGCTGTAATAAATTAAGGATAAAGTAGAATGAACTTTAATAAAACTATTCAATTAAAAAAATATACTGTGAGTCTCACATACTATGCTTATATAAATAAGTGGTTTCTTCCTCTAGGTCTGGCATGGTGGAATAAGAAATCAAAACTTAGATATGCGTATGCAGCAGGAAATCCTGTGTGTTATTATACAAAACTATATGAAATCTCTATAGGGTTTTTATGGCATAGGTTTGTAATTCAATGGCATTATAAGGAGAAAGTAGAATGAAAGAGTTTGAGAAGTGGTTTAGAGTAAATAAACCTTAATGATAGATAAGGAGTTAGATCAATGAGATATGTATATGGAATAATAACAGGATATGTCCTATGCCTATTCATTAATTTATATGGGTGGCAGAATATAGTTAATGGTATTACTAAACTTGTGGAGAGTGTGAAATGAAAGAGTTTAAGATTGGGGAACAAATAAAATGAGTAGAGGAAATTATCTGTGGGAGTGCACTAACAAGAAATGCAAGAAAAGGCTTGTGGGCTGGGCAGAGACAGTTCATGGTGGTATTGTAAAAGAGGGTGGTGATTATTCTCATGCAAGTGAGAACGGTAATATAATGTTGTGTCCAAAATGTAAAAAGAAGTTAGATAGATACTATACTACTTGTGATGAATGTGGTTGCCAAACAACTGGAGGTATGAGCAGTTGTGCTAACTGTTATAGTAAGTAAATTTAAGGAATTAAAATGAGAAAAAAGAGACCTAAATTATCAGAAGTAATAAAGAGCTATGGTATGCGTGGATACAACGGCCTAAGTATTAAAGATATATATAGCGTGGAGGATAATACTGCCAGACCTATACAGGCTGATATAATTATAGGGATGGGAAATGGTGCAAGAAAATATAACGTCCATAAAATGCAGCACAATACTAAATTGTGTGAAGTAGAGGTTATTGAACTAGTACCATATTACCTACAAAAAACTATTCCAGCTAGTACAGATTTGAGTTGGCATGGGTGGGTATACGGCGGAGAGCCTACACCTACTAATGATTATGATACTGCTGAATGGCGTAAACTTAGAACAACAGTACTTAAACGAGATAAACATAAATGTCAGGAATGTGGTACAAATAAATGTCTTACTGTTCATCACGTTAAACCAAGACAAGGCGGTGGTAAAAATGAAGCTAGGAATCTAATTACCTTATGTAGTAAATGCCATGATTTAATCGAAGTGGGGCTATCTGAGGCCTTAAATGAAAACAGTGATGGGCAGGACGAATAAATCATAAAACAGCTTAAATCTAATTTATAGAATATATATCCCCATTATTGAGCTAATAATAGGGGTGGTTTTAGGAGATTAAAGATGAGTAATGGGAACACAGTTAATCATTGTAAGGATTGTTGTTGTGCAAGAAGTTGGGAAGCATTAGGCATAACCGTATATACAGGTAAATCAATACCGGAACATATTGTTGAACTTCAAGTAGAAAATAGGACACTAAAGAATCTTCTTTTAAATTATATACCACCATTACAATATGAAGAACTATTAGCTGAGATTACTAAGTTAAATAAATAGAAAGGATAAGTCATGATACTAAAAGAATTTTTAGATATTTATAATTATGCTCCATATGATGTAAGAGAAACTGCAGAAGCAGCAACAGATATAACAGACCATATAGATTTATCTAACGCAGCTAAAGAATACTTAGATAAAGAACAAGCATTTTTTGATGAGTTAGATAAAATATCATTTGAGTTTGGATAATATTACCTAAACATAGATACTACTATACCAATTGCAGTTACAATAAAGTAGTATACATACTTAGCATGGGTAGCTTTATGCTCAACGCTATCATTTTTTAACCAGCGAATATCGGTGTGCATCTCTATAATAAGTTTATCTCTTTCGCTATCGTTCATTGTGTTGCCCTTTTTACTATGGGTGGTAAGAGTACGGATACTCCTATCACCCCTTTTTTTATTCTTATGAGCCAATGTATAGAACTGAACTCTGTGTTTAGCAGTAAGGCTCTCTTGTTCGAATCTTGATAAGTTAAACCAAGACTTATTATATGTATCCCTAGCTATCTTATCCTTCCACCGTTGTAAATCCATTACCTACCTCTCTTACGCCCGCTTCCTCTACCACTTCCCCTACTGCCACTACTTGGTGGCTCTTCACCAAGTGCGTAGCTAGACCATATTAATCTACGTGGGTCACGAGTGTCTAAACTGTTTAATTCCATTATACCTTTTATGGTACGCTTAGGTTGGCTCCAAGGTATGCCACCAGCCCTAGCAGCTGCCCCTGCTAAATGTACTCCCGCACCAGCATAATCAAACTCACCATCTTTAGTACTAGTACTGGCATCATATAATTCCTTAGCCCAACCAAACCCTACAGTGGATGAAGGGTCATATCCATTTAGTACAGCAGATATAATCTTACCAAATACAAATAATGGTGCTGCTGCAAATGACGCCATATCCTTAGCCCAATCCTCTGGGTCAGGTGGTGTGAATCCCCTATTGATTAAACCAAGAACTGTGGCTGGTAAAATATAACTCATCAATACCCTGTATGCTGCTAGGCCGGGAGATATCTCACCACGCTTGGTAGCACCTAATATATCATGAGACCAATAGTTATAGTTCTGATTAATCTGGTTCTGGAATAATGTAAACAGTTTAGATAATTCACCGCCCCTAAAGAAATGTGGCAAGTCCATAATATCTGCCATAGGTTGAGTTCGTTCTATTACTGAATCAGCATAGGTGATAGCATCTGCCTCTGATACAGACTTCATCTTCATATCATAAGCAGCTTTCCAAGCTGTAGTAACTGTAGCTTGGTCTAACAAACGCACAAAGAATAAAGCCTTTTCTGATAAGGCCCTCTTACCACCAATCTGCTGACGAACACTTCTACGCCTTGCCATCTCACGTATTTCACGTTCCATGTTTCTATGCTTCACTACTACAGATTTACCATGTACAAAATCTTTTAATGCTTTAGGATTTCTAGCACCTTCTGCAAATGCTGCCATAGCATATGGTATCATCCTAGGGTCTTCTGCTAAAGCTAAAGACATGGATAATGGTTGTTTAAGTGCAGTAACAATATTCAATCCTAACGCCGAAACAACTGAATTACGTCTTAGTATACCAACAGTTCTAGATAACCAATCATTCTCTAATGATGTACGTTCACTAGTCACGTCCTGTAACCACTTATCTAGTATCTTATTACCAGCACCACGAGTCTTTTCCTGTATAATCTTTCTAAAGTTCTTATTCTTTATAACCTTATTAACATTATATACAGGTAGAGCCATAGCTTTATAATGCTCTACTGTTCTAGCATGTGCAACATAGTTAGACAATGCATCTAAGTTTAATGCACCAATACCTTTAGTACGTTCCTTGGTCATTGTTTTTACTAGGCCCAGTTTAGGTTCAGCTACCTCACCTAGTAGTTGGGTTATCAAATCATCAAACTCTTCTTCAGCATTAACAAACCTAGCAATCCTACCTTCAGGTAATTTACGTATGCCTGAGTAACCTTTAATCTTAGGGAGTGCTGTTCCAGTAGTCTTAAAGTATTTATCTGCTATCTCATCATAGTCAGAACTATACTGTTCTAATAACCAGCGTCCCATTTCTACTAGTTTCTCGTCCTGAATAAACTCACTTAAAACTAGTTGAATATCTTCATCACTTAACTTATTACCCTCTTTTAAATTCTTGAGTTTATCAGCATCCTTAGTAGCTAAGAATATTTCTAACATATCTACAGGCCTTAGTTTTAAATCAGGCCTAATTTCAATCCTCTTATTGTATAGTTCTCTAATGTTTATATCCTTACTGGCTAGGAAATCATTAAGCTGCTTCATCCTATAACTACGACCAAGTGCTGATTGGGCAACAGCAGCCCTAATAGGTTTCCATATATATTCTTTTAATGAACCATTAGTTCCACCATCTAACCATTCTATCATACGACCGATACGGGCCATACCCCAATGGTAATGTGTAATTGTATCCTTGACAACATCTTTAATTTCTGTAGTTCTGCTTTTACGTGAGCCTATAACTTTAGCATTAAACGCATCCGGATTTGCTTTTGCTAGGCCAGCAACTATCTCATTAACTTCTTTATCTATAGCATCTTTGTACGTAACTTCTTGAGTAGCTGGTGTACGTAAATCCTGTAGTGTAGATATAGCATCATTAAGTGACAACCCTACTGATATTAATTTAGCTAGTTCTTTAACTACAGTAGTCTTAGGGTTATCAAACTTCTTTCTCTCAAAAAACTCTATACGTCCTTCCTTCTTTGTTTGCTCCTTCTGCTCCTCTGATTCGGCAGCAGCTTTACTCTTAGGTGCATCTGATCTTCCACTACTACTAGCTTCTATATCCAATATAACCTCTTCGCCTGTTACAGAGTCTACATATTTATCACCTTCTCGTATAACCTCTTGCTCTGTTATACCAGTTCTACTACCAGATGTAGTTTTATAAACATTAACTTGTGGTTCAGCCCTTTCACTTATAATTTGTTTAGTACCCTCTTCTTCTTCAAGCTCGCTAACAACTACCTTCTCTGCCCATGCCCTAGCCCTATCTTCAGGTACGCCATCCTCTATAAGTTCCTGAGTCATAGTATCTACTTTCTTCTGCCAGACACTTTCCTCTACATTTTGGTCATTAATAGTGGGTAGCTCTTGTTCCCTACGTTCCATGACCTCATTATTTTCAGACATCTCCACTACTTCATCTACTGTCATGTCTCCGTTACTAACTGATTCTAATGCTTCAAATATATTACCACCAAATGTTTTGTTAACTTCTTCAGGTGTCCACTCATGTTTAGCCTCAGATACAATATTTGAACCTTGTATATTAATAGGTTCACTTACTGAGTCAGCAGCAAACCCCGCAACTGCTTTACCGGCTCCCGGTAGTGCAAATGCTATTGCCATATATGGTAAGTTCTTGAGGTCTGATTCTAATGCACCATTCATTCGTTCCAAAAAACCAGCACCTTTACCAGCACCAAAGTCATCAATATTAAATATAGCCCTTAGTTGGTTACCATAAAATTCCTCACCAAGCTCACTAATCATACCATCAAAACCAGCACGAGTACTTATCTTACTAATAAAATCTAAGGTTGTGTGGTTCTTATGTAACTTTAACCACTTAGCCTGTGCTTTACCTAACACCTTACCTAAAAAAGGTGTACGTATTAAAGCTTTACCCATAGCTGGGCCAACAATTTCACCAGCTTGTTCAGACAATACTTCTATATAGTGATCTCCTAAACCTTTTATAATGGACGTCAACGGTGCTTCACCTGAATCCTTTACTTTGATCTCACCATTTGGGCCATAAGATATACCAGTAGGTAACTGACGCTTTAGTACAGATACAGCAGCACGTTGGGGTAATCCTACAGAACGTAGTGCTGCACCAGTAGCATACTTAGCAGTACCTATAGTTGCTTTTGCTACCAAGTTCTTAGCCTGTCCTTTAAGTAACTTCTCAGCTATTTTTATTACACCCTTTTCTCCTAACTTTTTAAGGCCACCAGTAGCTAGGAACTCAATCATAAATGCTGGCATCTCTCCTACAATTCTACCAACCTTGCCAGCACCAGTATATTCTTTATTTACTTCTGTTAGGTAACGTTCTACCACTTCCCTGTCACGTTCTTTAGTTGAGTAAGCTGCAGGTCTATGTGCCTGTGCCCCAAAACCCATAGATGCTTCACGTGTAGGCTCCCTATAATTATAATCTTTAGTATTGAGTCTACTAGTAGCATCTATCACTTGAAGCATTTCAGCCGCATGAATAGCACTACCTAAGAATGGAACCTTACGACGTGGGTTTTCTAGGGTTGATTTCCAGAACCCTTGTCCAAAGTCTGTTGATGTCTTAGGCGGCTCCATCCCTAACAAGTCATTCATAGTTTTAGGAACAGCCTCTGGTATCGGTTTATTTAACAGGTCATTTAGAGTAGTCATATTATTTTCCTAACGCAGTTCTAATAGCTTCAGGAGTCCATCCCCTATTGATAAGAATCTGATACGTTTCTTTATCGGCGTCAGTTTTAACATAGTCTGGGGTAGCCACTTCTGACGGTGAACTAAGTTGAGACTGGAATAGTTGTGCAGCTTGATAAAGTTGTCTCGCTGCTGGCGTAGCTTCAGTTAGTTTACCATCTTTATCCCTAACTGCTAGTGGTACTATAGTTGTACCCCAACCGGGATTAATGTCAGCGTTCTCTTCAAAGTCATCCATAATAGCAGTTACTTGATCAAGCTGTTTAATTCTATCAAATTCAAGATTTCTATTTGTAGGCCTTGTATCCAAACCAGTTTGTATACGTGCAGCTTGTTGGCGTTCCTCTTCACTTAGATATTCATATGCGGCAGGTTTAAGACCATACTCTTGTTTCTCTTGCTCTTCTCGTAATCTCATAGCTGCATCATGCTCACCTAATATTTGTGATACTTCTGGAATACCATCATCCTTATATGTTAATGCGTTTCTAAAATCCATATCATCATAAGTTTCTTTTGATAGATCACCACTCTGTCTTAGACTATTTATATATGATTTGGTATCTGAAAATTGTCCATATCTTTCAGAACGTACTCTCTCTTTTTGTGCAAAGTCAGCTTGAGAGATCATCTCCATCTTCTCTACTTCCCACTCCTTTGCCCTAGCTTCGGCATTTAACCTAGCTTGTCCTAATCTAAGTTCTTGGGCAAACTCTTGGGCAGAACGCATCTGTATCTTTTGAGCTTCCCAATCCATAGCTTTCTGTTGCATAGCTTCTTGGGCTGCTCTAGCATTAGCAATTCTTACATCTTCTGCAAATCGTTCTCTAGCTTTACCTTTACCAATTATTTCACCAGCTAAAGCTTGTGACTGTGCTTCACCAGCAGGTCTTATTTCTATCGCCATTACTCTATTACCTCAATTATAATCGTAGATTTTATCATTTCCACATCGCATATCTCATAGAAACAGCAATCATGTTTATAGTTGCACATAATATTACTAGACCTGAAACACGGGCGACGGCCTTCGGCCTGTTGTAACCACCTAACCTTTTGTATTAGAAGTTGTTTCATTATACCCACCAACCCTTAACAGTTATTGCAATGAAATCACAGGAAGTAGTGCAGTCATATTCAATCACTCTACCCGTATCACAAGGAACTATACAATCCAACGCTGTGTAAGCATTGGCTATTACACTATAGCACTGAGAGACACTTCTTGTATTTGAGTTGCCATTTTTTCTAAACTTTATTCTTGACCCAACCAAATCATCCTGAAGAACTACCGCCAGCAAAACAGCCTTGGCCCCAACAGGAACAATAGCGGACAAGTCCAGATCATAATAAGTACTTGTTAGCATGGTTAAGTCCGTCTCACTATAGTCGACGGTTGCTGGGTCTCCTCTATCGACAAACCTATGTCCAAGATTGGTGGGTTTAATTTTCTTATGAACAGAATCTGTATCATCCAACACAGGTATAAAGTCTGCTGCTGCATCTATCGTGGTTATCTCTGTTAACTGTCGAACATCCAACCCAAGCTGGAAATCAGTACCAGCATCATCGCTAAACCATAAAGTATTGGGTGCTCCTGTCTTTGCCCATATCTGACCATGATTTGCAATGTTAGTAGCTTGATCAGCTTTCTCAGCAAGGAACAAAGAGTTAGAACCAACAATATTTCCTGTCACCTCTATCTGATTATCTGTGTCGTCGAAGGTTATTTGTGGTGTACCGTCCGAACATCCAATTATTGAATTACTTACTGGTAATACTAGATGTCCAGACAATGATATAGTTTTACCGGCTGGTACAGCAATACCATAATTAAAGGTTACAACACCTGTTGTATTAAATGCGAACGCACCACCATCACTATTAACCCCATTGAGTTGAAGTGTGTCACCATCATGTGTATGTGCAGCAGGAGCAACTACTGAATCATCAACATACTTTTTGTTAGCAATCATAGCATCTGTAGTTGGGGCTGCGTCTGAAGATAGTACGGCCCCGGCAGCAAGAGTTACTAAACCTGCATCCCCTATGATAGATACTCTATCACCATTTACATTATCTCCTATATGGAGATCATCAGCTTCTACGTACATATAATAATAATTAAGTGTACCAGCAGCATCTGCATTAGGGTATAAAAATAAACGTGCCCCGTAAGTACCACTTGCCGCTCCATGGCACGTTATAACACCAGCAGTAGTATCTTCTACACCAACAACAATGTTCCCACCCAGTGCGTAAACTGTTTGAGCTATGTTAACATGCGTACCTAGAATACTAATAACAGGAGTACCTGCTATTTCTAATGTAAGTGTATTAGCAGCTTTATTTATACTACCACAAGTTACTTCCCCTGTACCTAAACTGACATTACGGTTAAATGTTACAGTTCCAGTAGTGCTAAACGAGAAAGCACCACCATCACTATCTATACCATCACACTCTAATGTCTGTAGATTATGTAGGTGAGCAGTTAGAGAATATAATCCAGCATGGTCTCCCCAACCAACTGCAGTATCATAACTAGCGTGGTCGTAAGTTAGTTCATGAGCAGCTACAGCAGCAGCACCAGTTCCAGCAGCATCTACACCTATAGAAGTTCTAAGAGTTGCTCCTGTTTCCCAAGCGAATACTCCTGCCCCTGTACCTACTAGCATATAGCTGTCACCAGTTACAGGGCCAACTGTATTCAAATCGTCAAGCACATCTCCATGACTCTGCCATACTCCACTGTCTACATTGGTTGAGAAGTAACTGTCGTCTGCACCTTCCATATATAAGGTCACTACAGAAGCTAATGCTCCTGCACCAACATTGGCATAGACATCCAAAATAAGACGGGACGTACTTGCAACTTCTACATCAGCACCCAAAACAGCATGTACTTCATAACTTAATTCCACTTCAGTTAGGCCAGTAGAAACCTCTGTAGTTGCTACTGTCGTTTTATTTGAAGTTCCATCAGCATCCACCCGGCTAATGACTCCATACAACTCTGTGATTCTATGATTACTCGCACCCTTCTTAGCATGGAAATGAAATGGAATAATGCCTTGGCGAATTGTTGTGGTTCCCGGCTCACCTGCCTCAGTAATAAAACCTTGTACTAATTGATTATCACCCTCAGCAAGTGCGGGTGTTACTACTGTACTACTAGCTTCTCCTGTTTCACGTGGGTAGGAAGTAAGATAAGCACCAGCAACAGTATTAGATAAGAAGAAATCTTTTCTTGCACCAAGAGCAAGGTCTACATATTCTTTGGTGGCAAGGTGTGTTCCTGATGTTGGGGTAACTCCTGTCACTACACCAGTAAATGTCCCACCTGCGAACTCAGGACTCGCTCCCGTATGTAAATCCTGTGGTGCAGATAGAGTAATAGAACCAGCAGCGTTAGCCACCGTCACTCTGTTAGCAGTTCCTGTGAGAGTAGCCAGCACAGGGTCGTTTCCAGTAGAACCTATAGGTAATTGTCCATCTGTACCTTCAGCCAAAACTGTAACAGCACCTGTACCTGAGCCTAGCATTAAGCCATGATTTGTAATAGTAGCAAGTCCAGTACCACCTTTGCTAGCAATTAGTGGGTCGACGATACCTATTGTGATAGTGCCATCACCATCATCAGCTATATTTATTTCATTAGCTGTACCAGTTACCCAACTAGCTAAATCAGTAGATACTAATCCCTTTGAAGCATCAGTAGAAATAAGTCTAGATGCAGTTAAATCAGTAAGTGTTAATCCAGCAAACGTAGGATTAGCTGTTGGCCCTAACTTAGTAGAACTTTTTGCTGTTGCTTGGCGTACTGATACCCAATCGTGATCTTTTATATTAGAAGTTAGCATGAATTAATAACCACCAAAGTCAGTTCTCAACCACTCGCTCAATGACTTATGAGGCTTTGTAGCTACGGGCTGGGGTTGTGGTTGCTGCTGTTGCGTAGAAGCCTGTGCTATCTGTGCCTGAACCAAATTATTATAATCTGGATACGGATTCTGTATTCTTTCTACAAATCCAGCCAAACCTAACTGAGCTTCTGTCTTACGCTGACTTAGCATATCTTCTAACTTGAGACGTGACGGTTCAGTAAACTCACTAGCTACTCGTGTGGGAACACTGGCTGCTGTAGTTGTACCGAATAATCCAGATGATATAAGGTTCTGTGTTTCATTACCCACCAGTTTATTAGATTGGGTCTCTATATCTTTAAGTCCTGAAGCACGTAGAGAGTTTTCACTACCAGTTAAACCATTTAAAATACTACCATATAGTCCTCTAATTTCTGTCTCTCTAGCTTTGTTGGACTCTTTAGCCTCAGCCTCCATTTTTTCATATCTGCCTGTAAGAGATGTATCCACCCCTTGTTCCTGATTCCACCTGTTCTTTACGCTCCCTACACTGACTCCGTGTGATCTAGCTTTTTTCATGGCCTCGTCTAAACTTATATTTTTCAAATCTAGTCCAGCATAAGACATTATACTTTTCCTGCCCTTCTTGTATCAAACATAACTTTATTAATTCCCCAAGATTCTGATGCGTTAGAATTACTTAATTTAATTCCACAATATGCTCCCCTCATTCGTGGGCGTATCTTATTTTTTCTACCAGAGCCTGTAAGTTCTGCTGTCTTAAATGGAGCAGCACCATCTATTATATCTTCTAATACTGTCTCAGCATCATCCCCTTTATATAGTGAATATGTTACTCCGTCTGAATCAGTAAACTCACCATCTGCTGAACCACCAGCCAGTTCAAATACTAGTTCAGTTAACTTACCTTTAACATCTAGTTCTGATAACGGGGTTATAGGATATACTACATAAGATGATATAGCTTCATCACTAGCACCAATGTCATCATCTTTAGCTGTATTAACTAGCTTACGAATATACCCATCCTTGCATCCAAAAAGTAAGTCAGAGTAGTCTGGGTCATTAGCATCATAAGACAATAAAGAGTATACTCCGCATTCTTCTGGATAAGTCTCTGGAAAGAACCCACGAGTTTTGAAACTATAGAAATAATTAGAGTTAACACCTGAAGCTAATACTGTAATACAAACAACAATACCTTGACGCTTCTTGTCATACCCCATTGTAATTCTATGTGTAGAGGTATCAGCACCTTCTTCATTTATAATATTAGGTAGTAGTGTTTCGGTTAAGTTTGTTATACCTGAGAAATTAGATTCTATTTTATATAAGCCGCCTGTACCCCAAAAATATAAGTTTCTATTATCATCAAAGCACCAGCTATTAGAGCCATACATACCAGTAGTATCACTTAGGTTATCTAGTGAACCGCCTGATACTGGGTCACCACGTAAAATCCATATAGTAGAAGCACAATCAAATATTAGATAATCATCATGGAAGGATATCAACGATCTAACTATATCAGGACATTGCCCAGCGTCAGCATTATTACCAGCTACTGCACTCATCGGGTCATTAGCACCGTATAAGAAATCAAATGGTTTAGCTACCCTTGACATATACCATTGATTAGGATATTCGGGATTACCTGATATCACTAACCTTCCTCTATATACGCAGATTAAATATGCTTTGTTTGGTATAGCACCGTAATCTGTAGCATTGCCAGCAAATACTGTCCAATCATACCAATGTGGGGAAGCTACTTCAACAGCACCAGTAGCGAATGATATAGCATTACCATCATCGTCAGTACCAGTAATAGTTTCAGCAGCAAAAGTTTCTGTTGTAATACGATATCCATAAATAGTAGCTGCGGCATCATCAGTATCTGCAGTAATATAATCTACTATCATCTTTGCACCAGATGTACCACCAGTTAGTATAGTACCAGAATCAGGAGCAGCCGTACCTATATCTGTAGTTGCTATCTTTGTATTAATAAAATCAGCTACTTTTAACTTAGCCCCATTAGCTATGAATACTTTTTGAAATGCTGAAGCCATTGTTACTTGATCGGAAGTATCAATATCACCGTCACTCGCAGCAAGTAATGTCATATCAGTATCAGCCA